TCTCAACTCGCGTTATGACTGACGTTGTTAAGTTTGGGGTTTGGGCAGGGTTTTACCTGGCCAAGGAGTTGGCGCTCCTTGGACCAGAGTTGGCCAGCATTACACTTTCTAGCTTGACTCCGAATTATAATGGATTGTTGACCTCCATTGGACTGCCAACCGTTAGTTCCATACCGACAGCATCCCCCCCTATAGATTTGGTTCTAGTGAACGACGGTGTACTCAACACACCTAACCTAGAGTTGGAGGGTGAGCTTGTGCCACTCTTGGAGGAAGTGATAACTGATCCGAAAACCGGAACGATAACAAAGGCAGTGAAAACTCGGCGACCAAAGAGCAAGACCACTTTCTCTTGCATACTAGCTGCAGAGACCAAAAACCATTTTGGCGGGCTTCCTAGGGCGACAAGGGCAAACGAGTTAAGCGTGATGAAACATCTGGTCAACAGGTGTAAAGAATGCAAGTTGACTGCCCTCCAAACTCGGGAGGTTTCAGCCAAAGCTTTTTCACTCGTGTTCACCCCCGACTCACATGACAAGTTCATCTACGAATTCTTAAACAGTGACATAACGTTTGAACGTAGGTGTGACTACTTAAAAAGCCAGAGGGTGGATTCCTGTTGGTTGAGACTGTTGCAGAATCCCTTTGGGAAGAAAAGGTGGAAGGCAGTTGTTTGTAGGCTTATGGGCATGGGCGTCCAGGAGGCCTACGAGTTTGTTAAATAGGGGTGCCTCTCTAGCACACCCGGTGTGGATACAAAGATCTTCAGGGGGTCCCACCGGTGGGTTCGTGAAGTTAGAGAGGATGTTCCCCCAGTACCTAGGACGTTGTACAGAGTAGAAGGCCTCAGTGATGACCAACAATGGGGCACTCACAATAGCAGTTTCCTAAACTTGAGGAGGGGGTTGATGGAGAGGGTATACTTCGTCGAAAGGCAAGGAACACTCACTCATTGCCCCCCCCCACAAGCTGGGGTTTATAAAAGGTTGTTTACAAAGGTTGGCCACAAGTTGGTGGGATTGTGCGGGAATCATTCCCCGATCCCCAGGGACCAGTACCCTGGGATGTTTCAGGGCAGGAAGAAGACAATTTACACCAACGCAGTGGCCTCTCTTTCCGACATGCGGTATAATGTTAGAGATAGTTACTTGACAACTTTTGTGAAATGTGAGAAGATTAACTTTAGCAAGAAGCCTGATCCAGCTCCTCGGGTGATACAGCCACGCACTCCACGGTACAATGTTGAACTTGGCGTGTATCTCAAGCCCGTAGAGCACAGCATATACAGAGCGATTGACAAGGTGTCGGGAGAACCAACCGTGATGAAGGGCTACACTGTAGGAGAGATGGGGAAAATCGTTGAGGACAAGTGGAATAAGTACCTGGCACCTGCAGCGATAGGTTTTGACATGTCTAGATTTGATCAGCATGTGTCAGTGGACGCTTTGAAGTATGAACACAAAATCTACCGGAAAATTTTTTCGAACGACACGCACTTAAGGCTTTTGCTTGAGCACCAGATAACCAATCAGGGCGTGGCGTACGCTAGGGATGGTAGGTTGCATTACAAGGTCGTGGGGAAGCGCATGAGTGGGGACGTGAACACATCACTCGGAAACGTGATTCTTGCTTGCTCCATAAGCAGATTGCTAATTAAAGAGTTGGGGGTGAAGGCATCTTTGATCAACAATGGGGACGATTGCGTGCTAATAGGTGAACTCAAAGACATCAGGAAGGTGGAGGGTATCTTGGCCGATTACTGGTTGGGATTTGGGTTCACTTGCATTAGCGAGGCAATAGTGACAACATTAGAAAAGATTGAATTTTGCCAGATGTCGCCAATATATATAGGCAACGCTTACAAAATGGTCAGGAATCCGCGGACGAGCCTATCTAAAGATGCCCATAGCACTACGCCCTTTGAAACTGTGAAAGTGGCGAGGGAGTGGTGCCACTCAGTGGGGCTTGGTGGACTCGCACTTACATCTGGCGTCCCAGTTGTCCAAGAATTCTACAAGTGTATGATACGTCACGGAGTGGAGCCAAGGAGGGACAAAATGAGACACTTTTGGGGGGAGTACTGGTTGGAGTTTGTTAAAATGCACAAGGGGGGGGAGCAGCCAGTATCTGAGGAAGCTCGGCACAGTTTCCACTTGGCGTTTGACATTTCTCCTGACCAACAACTTGCCCTGGAAGGATACTACAAATCCCTTGAGCTAAACATGGAGTTCTCCCCGCCAAGTAACAATTTGGCGGTTGTTGCAGACATTGAATGGATACTCAGAAACCCAGTGGCAGTCTAGCAAACAAAGAAGTTGTGAGAGGCAAACCCAAGAAACTCGACGTAGCGCATTCTGGCATCTCCAAAGGTACCAATTCAAGTACTACTGGTGCTGTTTTCGTTACTGTGGCTGAAAAGGTGGAGTTTGTCGTTACTCTCAATTTCTAAACCATCATTTGACAACCCGAGCTTGTGCATATCTATTGTGCTCGGTCTGTTCTTCGCATCTGTATTAACACCAGGCAATTATAGTTATTATTATTATTCCGCTAATTCCACAAGTGACAAGTTCATCTCTGTAGCTGTGGGAAATGGCCAGCAATAGTCCCATAGTACTGGCGGCGGCTAACCGGGGTGAAGTTTGGGCGGTCAAGCTGAAGCAATCTGGGTGGAAGACGCTTAGCAAGGCTCAGAAGGCAGCTGCTCGTGCTCAAGGCATAGGAGCTGCCCCATTGAGCCAGACTGTGCCGAAGACCACCAGGATTATACAAGGAAACCCAACCTTCTCCCGTCGATCCCGAGATGCTCCCGGGAACGCTCAGAAATCCATGACCATCGTGAAGTCTGAGTTTCTTGGAGAGGTTTCGGCAGATGGGGCAATCCACACTTACACACTTGATCCCCGCAACGTTCGAACCTTTCCCCATATCTCCGACCTGGCTCGTGGGTTCAACAAGTACAAGTTTGGGGACTTGAAAGTACGATATAGCGCCAAGGTCCAGGAGTCTGGCTGTGGCGTTTGTATTGCTTTCACCCCGGATTCATCTGACCCCAAGCCGAAAGGTAAATTCGATTTATACTCACTTGGAAGTAGGGCTGAAGGGGCCGCTCATCGAAACCTGCTATACACAGTCCCAATTGACAAATCTCAAAGATTCTTGAGAGACTGTGCGACCGAAAATTCAAAAGACGTGGACGCTGGTAGTTTGTTTGTGTTGGTGGATGGCCAGCACGATGGGCGAGTCGGGGAACTCTTCCTCGAAGTGACCATTGTGTTGAGCCAGCCCACGTACAACCAGCGGGCCACACAACTTTTGGCAGGTACCACACACAGAGACGGACCGACTTTTGTGAAGGCAGTGAAAAGCGCTAATACCGTCTCGTTAACTTTCCAGGCAGCTGGTAACTACCTGGTTAGCACGTATAGCTCTCTGCTGGAACGGGTTGGTCGGCTCGCGTTGGGCGAGGCAGAACAATCACAGGTGGATTCGTCCACACACAGTAGCAATGTAGTAGAAGCTCTAGTTGCCGCACCTGGCGGAAGTATTGTATATTACTTTAAGACCCCTGATCAGATGTCGTTCAGGGCTTATGTTTGCCGTATGTGAATGGTGGGATGGGGGGGTTTTGGTAATCATTAGGGCTACAGGACAACCGAGGAGGCGCCAACCTTCGACCATCGGTGATCCCCTATTGCACTCCAGCCACCCATTGTTACCTTCACTAGGCACCACTTAAGAAAAATCCAAAAACAGAGTGTTAGGAGTAGGCATAGCTACACCGGAACCTAAAATCCCTTCGGGGTGGGCTGGAACCGGGCCTGTAATGAATTGGGGGGAGGGTTCCCATCCCCTTTAATGCCCC